CGATAGAGTGCGCTTGGGGGAATTGACCATACCCCAAGCCCGTCAAACGCTGGCCCGTCAGAACGTGCCGCCGCCTGCTGTTACGCCTGAATTTCCGCAGGGCAAGTATCGTTGCATCGTTCTTGACCCGCCCTGGCCCGTCAAAAAGATAGAGCGGGAAGTGCGGCCCAATCAGGGAATTGAGCTGGACTATCCAACCATGAGCTTGGCCGAAATTGCGGCCTTGCCGATTGACGACCTTGCCGATGAAATGTGCCATCTGTACCTGTGGGTAACGCAGAAGTACCTGCCCGCAGGCTTTGACTTGGTTGAGGGCTGGGGCTTTAGGTATCAATGCCTGCTCACCTGGAAAAAGAACGTAGGCCCCACCCCCTTCTCCTGGATGTACGATACTGAGCATGTTATCTTTGCTCATCGGGGCGGGCTGGGGCTTGAGCGGTTGGGCCTGAGACTGTCTTTCGAGGCCAAGGTAACTGGACACTCGGACAAGCCGGATATCTTTTATGAAGAGCGTGTCCTTCCGGTCAGCCCGGGGCCAAGACTTGAGATGTTCGCCAGAAAGGAACGTGATGGATTTACGGTCTGGGGAAACGAAGTGGGATAAGGACAAGCGCTGGTCCGATAAGTTTCTGTTTATTGTCAGGGTTATCCTTAAGCGTAATATAGCCCACCTTGTTGGTATAACCGTAGCTCCCGTAATCCAGGACACAAAACAGGCGACCGACGTTATTATTAGTATTTCCCGCCCCCACGTCGCAGTTCGTATTCGTCGTCAGGGATATGATAAGTTTAGAGACTGGACCATTCGCTCTTCGCGGGACAGCGGCTCAAAAACCGAACTCGAAAAGCTCAGGGAAGGCTTTGCGGATTGGTATTTGTATATCTGGCTAGGGACGAAAGATAAGGTCGTCTTTTGGGTGCTTATAGACCTGGACAAAGTAAGAAGAGCCGGTATTCTCGATAAGGAAATGCCTCAAATCCATAATGGGGACGGCACCTACTTTGTCGCTATCCCGTTGGCAGAGCTTGACTCGTATGATTGTATCGTTGCCAAGACACAACTGTAGTTTGCATATTGCGGGAAGTGGTGGTATGATAGTAGCCAGGCCAACACAGCGACATCTTTTTGATGAGCTTTCAAGAGTAAAAGGACAACATGGAATCTAAACTGGAATACCTGTGTGATTTTGCCGAAAACAGCCCCGACCTGTGGGCTACTTTGATTAAGCAGTCCTATGGCGATGGGGCGGCTCTTTTTCTTTTGGGCCTGCTTTTTCTGGCTTTGGCCGCCTCGCCCTTTCAGGGAATTTCAGGTCAGATGCGCTTCTTTTTATCCTCTGCACTCTTGATTGCGGGGGTGATAGCCGCAGCCTATGGCGCTCAGCATCTTGTCAACCCTGAATTTTATGCGATGCGCTTTTTGCTGACGAGGTAACAATGTGAAGCTGGTGTGCGATATAGAAGTTAAGATTTACCTGTGGCTGTTTGCGATTTTCTTCCTGTGCGCTTGCGCCAGGTCGCTTTTTTAGGAGAATATCATGAGATGGAACAACTATAGAATAACCCAAAATAATGCCGGAACATCGGTTATGACCTTCGGTATCGAGGAGTATCGGGAAATTACCAATAAAGAAACTGGCGAAACCAAATGGGAGTGGAAGAGTCACTCCAAATATTTTGGTTCGTTAGAGGTTACTGTCAAGTATCTTGTTGGCCTGATGCTCAAGTTGGGCGAAGGGGACATGGCTGGCCAGCTAGAGGGTCTGGCCAAGCAACTTGCAGCACTGGAGCAGCAGGTATTGGAAATGGCTCATGAGCGCGTATGATAAAGTAGAAGAAAAGTGGCGACTGCTTCGGGCTCGCAAGTGTATCCAGTCTGGTCACGCGAGCGGAACACATTATGAATTGGTCTATGCGCTCATGGCCGCCGGAGTGGATTGCCGAGGCATGAGCAATGATGAAATTGAAGGCTTGGCTATAAGTTATCTGGCCAGGGGAGATAAAAAATGATGGATTTTGATAAAATGATAGATTTTGATAAAATTGTCGAGAGATTTGGCAAGCCAGGGACAGTGGTAAATATGGTGTCGGAGTTGGCTCTGGTCCAGAACATGTCTCGCGTCTCTACATTGCTGACGGCCAATGTCTTGTTCCCTAGAAACGTTAAGAAGGGTTTTGATTACCTTATTTACAATCAGGAACAGGCCACCGAGTACCGGGTGGCCGACTGGACAGAAGCGACCTGGCGGGAGTTCGCTGATGAAGTCGAGGCTATCTTTTCAGAAAAGTAGCCCCATCGCCACGCCCGTACTAAAGGCGCAGATGCAAACCAGCAGCGTCGAGCCAATCATGCCTGCTAAAATGCGCCGTCTGTATTTTGCGTTGTCCTCAAGCAACTCAAATCGAATGTTCGTCATCATAAATCGCCAATAGTTGCCAGTATTCAGCTCTGCGTAGCCGGTACATATTTCTAATACTCTCCAGCTTGAGACGAATAAGACCTTCCTTGACGAGTTCAATCAGCAAGGCCAGCAGCCCCTCGATGATATCGTTTTGATACTCAATAATCCTGCGGTAGTAGGCTTCCCTATTCATCTGATTCGCTCTCTGGCGTTACCACCCAAATCAATCCCCACAAAAGCAGAAAACTCAGTACGGCTAGTAGTATATCGGACATTTCTTCTCCTTAGCTGTGGTACAGCGAAGCTATGGCTATTAAAAGAATACACCGGCCACAATGTCTAAAACAGTATCTACACAACCCGTTTTAGGCGGCTTTCTCATCTTGACTCTCCATCTTGCTTATATTTCCAATATGCCAACCGCAACAGGACTCGCAGTAGAAAGGGCGCAGGTCGTCCAGGTCTACGGTAGCGTGCCGTTGCCACATATCAACGCAAATGCTCTGAGCCGTCTCTTCGTCCTCGTAAAAGTACTTGCTGCACTGGCCGTGTTCCTCTAAGTAGCCCATCAGGTTACGGATGACGGGGTAGGCCATGTGTCGCGCCCCTGAGTCGAGACACTTGCGACGTTGCTTGGCTGTTATTCGGTAATGGTTGATAACCCACTGGTCTGGGCCCAGGCCGATGGATCGAGCGAAGTGATGTATCTCGCTGCCCACCTTGTTGCTAATCAAGGTGTACTCGCTGAATCGGTTGGCCGTCGTTGATACGTAAATCATAGGGGTATCATACCACAAATGAGAGAATTGACAAAACTATAGTTGCGAAGTACAATAGCTTTACCGGCTGGTTCGGCTAAAAGACAAATCCAATAAGGGTATGTAGAGTTAGAGGGTAACGAACCAGCCGGTAAAAAGGAGCATTATGGAAGGATTTTTTCACGTCGCCGACAGGTCGCTTCTTCCCTCACGGCGAGGCCATGACCTGTACCCCACCGAGCCGACCTTGCCGCCCGTCGCTTGCCCGGCTATCTTGCCGGAAGTTGCCCCCACCGCATCTCGCTTACGAATACTCGACCCAGGCGCGGGCGAAAGCTGCATCTGGGGCTTGGCCGCCAAAGAGTTCTTGTCGGAATTCTACGATGTTTGTGTAACCGGGCTGGACTTGCGAGATATTTCCAGGCCGGACGGGGTGGATACCTGGTATAAAAGCACTCACTACCTGCGCTTTCCGGCGCACCCGGAGATGAACGGGCTGCACAAGTACGATGTTATCATCGGTAATCCGCCCTTTGGCCCTCAAGTTGGTGGAAAATCCATGATAGAGTGGTTTATTCGACATAGCTACGACAATCTATTGGCCGAAAATGGCATCTTGGCATTTCTGGCCCGCCAAGCCTTTGCTTCGGGACAAAAAAGGTATCGTAGCTTCTTTCCTTCTTACCCTATCTACCAGGAATACAGACTATCTACCAGGCCGTCTTTCTACAAGTCCGCGATGGGTAGCAGTACGGCTCTGACCGACTATTCTATTTTTGTCTGGAAGAAGGATTATCAACCAGAGAACGTCCATAGGTGGGAATGTCGCCATTTGTTGCATCCGAGGTACAATTATGAAGATGGATAAAAATGTTTTGGGTAAGGTTGTCGTGGTCTTGACCGAAGGCGAGTTTATGGGCGCAACAGGTCGGGTAGACCAGGTTGGCAGTGACGATACCTGTCTCGTTAAATTCTTCGTGCCTGTTCATATCCACGATTCGGAAAAGGTAGTATCGTATCGTTTTGGATTGAACGAGGTCGAACTTGTTAAGCAATGGGAGTAGAATTATGGACTTACCCTTCTTATCTGTAGCCCGTATTGGCGTTGGTTTTGTCAGGGGAATTGTTTTTGGCGAGTGGGACGAAAAATATGCCGAAGTGTCCCTGCATTTAGTTGGCGTGACGCCCTTTACAACGCACAGGCTGGCTTTGGCCGGGCTTGTCACGTTTGCTGACGATACAGTTCTGTTTGACAGCGGTCAGATTGAAGGCTGGTTTCCGGCAACTTTAACCTTCCCCCCGGAGTCGGGCATTGGGGCGAGTTGCTTTGAGATAAAGACCAGCGTCGTGCCTAAGAAGTACTGGCATAATCCAAGTAGGGACTTGTTTGAAATGGTGGTTGTAACCAGGGACGTGCCAGAGAGGAAAGTTGAGCATGCCTAATATCGGGACGGGGGAAGAAGAGCTTGACAACTATAAGAAGGTAGACTAAAATACAGTCACCTTCTTTTTTTTGTTTCATTTTGTTTTCTCCTCCAAAAGAGCCGGGTCGTGGCAGCCCGGCTCTTTTATTTTTTGTATCGTGTAATGGCATAGGCAGCGCTTTTGCTGCGCTTGCCATGATTCCTTATCCTGGCCCAAAACTTACGGTTGCCCCAAAACTTGCGGTTAAATTCCTTGAAGTCCCTGGTTAAAACATCGGCTATCACATGCCCCGTATCCGACAGGGACATCCCAAACCACATCAGTATCAAAAAGCGCAACAGCCAGCTCGGGTGATAGCTAAATACGAGCATAACCATCCCCACCGGCAGACAGAGCATCAAGAATCTTGGCAATGTGCCTAGTAGTGGGATATGACTGAACATAAAAATGTGCCATATCTTGAGCCTGGACCAATGCTTTTGTCTCAAGCCAAAGCGATGCGGCACAAGTTTGGCGTAGGTCCTTAGCCCCAAAAACTCGCCCAGGACGCCAAACCTGCGGTGGTTGATGTCCAGATCGGGCGTTAGTTCGGGTAATAACGTGACCAAAATACCGGCTTCAATCGCCAGCATGTCAGACCAACTGACGACAGGTGCGGCTATCAATGCCCCGGTAGCTATCCAACGTGTAATTTGGCGATGCACTCGGACGTTGGGCATTAGCTGTCCGGGTCTTTGCTTTCATTATTCTTCTTTTCTGTGCCATCATTAGTCAAGATGACCAAAGCCAGGACAAGCGAGATAATCAACGTGCCAATGGCATAGCCTACGTTGGCTTCTGCGTAAATGGCGTAACTCGAAAAGATCAGAGTCGTAGCCCAGATAAAACCGATTAAGATTTGTTTCATGATAAATCCTTTCTACTTGTAATACTTCTCATTCCCATCGTAAATGTATTCCTTTACCTGAATAGACGGTAGTCCCAAACTTGGCATCAGCCAGTCGCACACCCCCTGCGGTCGGGCTACCAGATTCTCGTAAATAATGGGGGTGTAGTTGCCATATCCAAAGGCTTCTGTTTGCTCATGGATACGGCGATACGCTTCTTTGATATTATGAATGGCCGACTTGTAATCTGCAACATGACCGGCGGCAACCTGCGACAGGGCCATCGAGTGTATGTCTCTGTGCATAATCAAGACTTGCCCAATGTAGCCAAAGGGCGCGATTTTTTCACCGAGAAGTCTGAGATTAGGCCAATGTCGGCCATTGCTGGCAGGCCCATGTGGGTAGCTGCGTAGCCAGACGGCATGTTGCAGGTTAGCTGGTATCTCTTTATCCAGCCTTTGAAACATGTCGCCGTCGCCATAGCAGCCGGCCTCAATAAGTAGGCGCGTCATAAGCCGGTTGCCTGCGCTCTCTGGGCCAATAACAAAGAAGAATGTCATTTTGCTTTTAGTTTCCTGTTAAGCTCATGCTGCTTGACGCCATCCACCACCAAATACCCACCGTTGCCAGGAGGCAGTGGTTGGTAGCTGGCGAGGATGCTAATACTGGAGGTGGCGCAAACGATTTCGCTGATATGCCCATTGGGGCCGACGCTAAAGCCTTTCGGGAACAAATTGAGCAATTCCAACACCGTTAAATCTTGATTAAGGTAACTGTCCATTATCCATTCACGCTTTCTGGTGCGCTCTGCCACTTGCCTGCTTTGATATAGTCAAGGACAAGCACAACCGCTTGTCCGTAATCGTTAGCCAGGACGTACCCGCGCACGACGCTGTTCTTTCCCAATTTCGGCCTAAATGCTCCGGCCAAAGCAAAATTGCGATAGGCATGCTTCACTTCTTCGGCGGTCATATTCACGCTTTCGACTATCTTGTTAATACCCAGGATCATTTGACCTGGTTTTAATCCCTGACAGGCCGTAACAAGTAGTTGCAAGCGTGTATCCTCTTCGGCCTGGATGCCGATGATTTGGCTAACAACTTTATCAATGTCGCCCGGCAAGTTGAGCAAGGGGGTGTACCCTTTGCGGTACAGTGTTCGATGGCCCGGCTCTTTAAGGACAAACTCGCCTGCGGCCAGACTATCTACGCTGTAGGGGATACTGTTGGAACGCATCACCAGTTGTCTGCCGTCGTTCTGACTTTCCATTCGCAAACAAATCTTTCGTTCCAACTGAGATGTAATGTTGCGAGGGATGCTCTCAAACTGCGGGCGTTGCGTTGCGAAAACAACGGCGCCAGCGCTGCGAAGCTGAGCCGCAACCTTGTGCAAGACTGAGACCGCCCGGCTTCTGAGTTTGGCGTCCGACTCATGGGCCGTCAGTTCGGCTACTTCGTCAATGATAATAACCAGTCGCTTTGAGTTGTTTTGCAAGTTACTGGCCAGCTCTTCCAGCTTGTCCAAGATAGCCGTTGTCCCCAAAGTACTAGGGTAGTAGTTTGTAACCGGCTGCCACAGATGCAGCCAGTCTCCCTTGTGATGTTTGAGGTCAAACAGGTGTATGTCGTACTTCACAAGGGTATCTGGCCTGCTTACAAGCTGATAAATGATGTAATTCAAGAGGCTGGTCTTGCCTGCGCCGGTGATGCCTGCGATTAAGGTGTGGTACTTGTCCAGGTCTATTCGCAAAGTTGGCCGTATTTCGGCGTCGGTCAGGAATATTTCCAGGCCGGACAGCCGGGGCTTGTAATGAACTTGGGGTATACGTATATCTTTAGCATGGCGAGTGACTCGCCATATCCATAGTTTTGCGTACTGTAACAGACGTAATACAACCAGGCCCAGGCCGTACAAGGTTGTGCCGCACACCACATCAATGCGGATGCCAACTTTACGTAGTATCATATACAGGATTAGGACGGGTAGCCAGATGCTAATCGTCATAGTCCCACCTTCCTCCAACAACCATAATTGCGCGGGGGGCGCTGCCTTTCGCAAAATCTATGCGACCATCCCCGTACAGGGTTATCAAAACGTCTTTGGCATGCGACGTGGACGAGGCCAGGCCTGCCTCTACAATCTCGCGCAGGGTGGGCGAAATACCATCATGCTCTCGCTTATAAGTTACGATAAATTGGAATACTCTGTCTTTCCTAGCCATAAACCGCCTTGTCAATCACCGTGCGCGTCGCTTTTTTGGCGTAATCCTTGTCTACCAGGTCATCGTACAGCGCTTGCCGGATAACCTGAGTCAAAGCCATTTCTTCTACCTGGGCTTGCTTGGCCGCCGCCGGTGCGCCGCGAATCTTCTCGATAGTGTAGGCAAAGCGCGGTGATATTTTTTTGCCGTCAATAAAAGATTGAGACATGGAACGAGTGACAGTTGGGGTCATCTGCTCGCCCGTAATCTTGCCCCAGAGCCGGTAGTACCACTTTTGGTCAAAGAAGATGGTTGGCGAGTAGCCGGTAATTGGCTCGTTGACCGCCTTCCTCGACAGCCAGCCCCAAAACTTGTGGATACGCCCGCCGCCGTTGGCTTCGTCATAGGTCACAACGTAAATCTCGTTGTACCACTCGTAACACTCGACAATTGCCTTTTGCGACAGCAAGAGCAGCACGACCAGAACGGCGATAGCGTAGCCGGTGGGCCAGACGTAATCTTTGACTATGCCAAAAAAGGACCAGCTAATTGCCAGGCCCATGTAAATGCGAAAGACGGCCTCGCTGACCTCTTCCACAACTTCAAACAGGGCGCGTCGCCCCCACCAGGCAATTTTGAGATTAGGCTGTATCTGCTGACTTATGTTCTGTGGAAGTTTCATCGAAAATCTCGTATCGCCCGGCGGTCATGACTCGTCCGCCCCGGCTGCGGTGTATCTTAATCGTACCGGCCTGGTCCATCTTAATAAGATAACCGCGAATGGTCGCCTTGAGGTGCAATGCCCCAAAACGCTCATTCAAGGCCGCTGCAATTTCTTCCAGGGTGGGCAGATACCTTTTTTTGTCGCGGTAGAAGAGTAGTATCTCTTTTATCGCAACTAGCTTTTCATCCAGGCTTACTTCTTGAACCAACTCTTCCATTCTTCCTTGTCCTCTACAACCCGATAATGTACGCCATGATATTTGCCTACAGTTCTAAGTTCACCTGCGTATTCGGGCAGGCCGTTGGCAAATTCCCCGGCTACCCACTTTTCCAGATAACCGTGAGTCCATAATACACTCAATCGCCGGGCCAGCTTACGATGGTGGCGTGGGGGAATTACAACCTTGAGCGCTTCCGCAAACGAGAAGATGTCGTGCCGGTAGACGGCCTTGAGACGTTTCAGGATGCGGATATGGTCGTTGTAGATACGGTAATGTCCCCATCCGGCCCAATCTACGTCGGCCTTGACCAACGGCCCCTTACGGCGGCGATACAGGCCCAGTTCTCTTTCACGGTCAGACAGGTCGCCCGCAAAAAGCTCTTTTGTCTCTTCGTGGACAACAGTATCTTGGGCCTCATAGTTAATTTCGAGCCATTTCATCATAACCTGTCCAGAGAGCGTCAATGGCGACTAAGGCATCTTCAACGCTCTCGACAATGGCCGCATGGCCTTGCCACTCGCTGTGCCATATCTCCTGGTCGGGCGTTAGCTTACCCTTGGGCATCTTGACTTCTATCAGGTACGTTTTTCCCCTAAATCCAACAGACAAATCCGGGTAGCCCCCGCCGACATTACTCGTTATCGTCACCGTTGCCCCGACTGCTCTTAGAGCGTCCACTATGTCGGATTGGTTTTGGTCCGTCCGCTTTATCATCGGTCTTGGTCTCTTCTTTGGCAATAACTACTGGTTCGATAACAGTTTTTGGCACAACCTCAAAGCCAAGCTGGTCAATCAAGTCCAATATAAACTCGGCCTGCTGCCAGAAATTTCGCTTAAAGGCTTCCTGCTCAGTCGTCCACGAGTCCTGAACGACTCGCTGACGGTAAATAATGCGAGCTAATTGCTCTTTGAATGGGGTTTGTATATCCATCATGACCTCGTAAGTTTAGTTGCCCCCAAACTACAGTTGTCAGTTTATCACAGAGTTTGATTTCGGTCAAGCAGTCGAGTCTAAATTTAGACTCCGTTGACATAACTATAGTTCCTGCTATGATAGACCTATGTCAACAGATGGATACGGCGAGTATGGGCGCAATGTTATCCAGGCCGCCGAAGAAATATTTGTTCAATCTAATATGTCTCTGCGCGAATTTTGTCGCCAGAGCGAGCGACTTGTGGGCAGGCCCCTTGATTACGAGCGGATGCTTAAGTTGGCCCAACGCCTGAATTGGACGACCAAGCAGGCCGCTCATAAAGCCGAAAGCGGCGGTCCCGATATAGACCATGAGATACAGACAATACGCCGCATCGTTTACGAGCAGATTGTCTTGTCGTCTCAGCGCGGCCTGGTCATTACCGGCGAGGTCGAGATAGGTCTTGTCCAGGCGGCCTTAACCGGCCTGGATGTAACCGTGCATCAACTCAATCCGCAAGGGCCTGACCCACAACTGGTCAACAGCTATATGAACCTGCTCGCCAAATCGAATTACACGCCCACCACCACCATCTCGGCCAAGACGCCTCTGGAAAAAGCGCAGGACATCATTCGGGAAGAGATGGAAAATGCAGACTGACATCCCCCTGGAAGAGTGGCAAATCCGCGAGATTGCCCGTTGCATGAAGTCGCCCGAATACTACATCGAGACATTTGGCTGGCTGGAGCAAAAAGCATCAGCCGGGGTTTCCGAGAGTTCGGGTATCATCCCCTTTCAACTTGGCAGTCGTCCACCGACCGAAGAAGAGATTGATAAGCGGGATGTGCCGCCCGAAGCCCAATTCTGGTTTCAGCGCCAAATCCTGCGATGGCTGCGCGGTAAAGAGGACGTTCTGGCCTACAAAGCCCGACGTGTTGGCTGTAGCTGGATTGCCTGCGCCTATGCCGCCTGGCTCATTACCTTTCACAAAGGGGTTAAGGTCGTCCTTGTCAGCCGGAAGGAAGCCGAAGCCAAAAAGATGTTAGGCAAGGTCAAGTTCATACTCAGCAATCTGGCCTATCACGACAACGACAACCTACGCAAAGCAACAAAAGCCGATTGGCTTAAGCCCCACATTGAATACAGCAACCAGCTCTCGATGGCTGTTGGCTGGCGCAACGACGCCGGGGACGTAACCATGCTCTCAGAGATAGAGAGCGTAACCACTACTGACGACAGCGCCAGGGGCGACGATGCCACATTCATTGTCTTTGACGAACTGGCCTTTTACCAATCGCCTGACGAAACCTGGTCGTCGGCCACCAAATCCATGACGCGAGGCGGTCACTGGATGGCTATCTCGACGGCCCAGAATATCGGCGACGTTTTCCATAGGTTGGTCTCTAAGGCCCAGTTAGCCGAAGCCGGTAAACTGGAAGAGCCGCTTGGCTATCGTTACACCGGCTTCATTCACTGGTCGGAAGCCGGTATGACCGAGGCCCAGATAGAACGAGCGTCGGAAGGCGACACTCAAGACAAGCGCGACCGGGAATGGGAAGGCAAGTTCATCGCCCCCGGTATGTCGGTCTTTGACCCAACACATCTGGCGGCTTGCTATAAGCCGCTCAAGGAATACCCTGAGATAGCCGCGCAGCTGGTAGATTACAGCGTCAAAGTTAAGCAAGGCAAGGGCGCGGTTATGTACTTTTCGGGGGTTGACACGATTAAGGGTAATGTCCGCAAAAAGTCCAAAGAGAAGGACTGGAATAGCTGGACTTCTCTGACGGCCAATAACATTCAGGCTTGCCATCACTACAACCAATTCCCAATTAGCAAGTGGGCCGGTAAAACCGTTGACAACGTGCGCGGCGGCCTGGTCGAGGTCGAAGGCGAGACAACCAAGCTGCACCGCGAATTTCCAGGTCCATGCTACATCGAGAACGAGGGGCCTGGCTTGACCGTAGTTAATAACCATCGCCCCCCGCGTGACAGCTTTAGCCAGGTCATCTCTTGGGATATGAAGTCCAAGCACAAAGGCGAAGCCATACGCCGCTTGCAACTCAAGATTGAAAGCCACACTATCACCATCACCGACTGGTGGACTTACCAGTGCATGATGGTCTTTCAGTATGGCACCACCACCGACAGCTATGACGCCCCGGCCGGCTTTCAGGCTGACCCGGTTATCTCACTTGCTTTGGCTTCTTATGCCGTTGACGAGTACAGCGCTTTGCAGATTGTGTGGGGTACATCCGTCCAGACCGAACAAAGCGGCCTGGATATTCTCTTTCCCGACAACGAGCTAGAGCTACCGACCGCGCCGCCACTGCTTGACATTCGGCCTGAGTATGCTAGAATAGACTCAATTGGACCTCAGTTGCCAAACGTGCCAAACGACATGGCCGTAAAATATCTGATTGGCGTTGAGGACGAAAATCTACAAAAATATCTTTCCGGGGGCAACGGCAGGAAGTAGGCCCGATGCCCCTACCCTCAAACATTCAACCTAAACTTATCAGCCAGTCCAGGACAATCCGTTTTGCCGCGCTGAAGCCCATCCTGTTGCCACTCACGTTTCTGGTTGTCCAATGGCTGGCTCAGACGTTGGATTTACAGGCCGATGATAAAACAGTCCAAACGATAGCTGAGGCTGTAGTAACGGCCATACCGTTTGCTATAGCTGAGATTTGGCTGCGCTTTGTGACAGTTGCCCCGGTGGTGATCTCACAGCCTGAGAGCGAATAATGTCCAGAATTTTGTATATGAATAAAACAATTTTTTTAGGGGCAATTACGCCAGGTAGTTCTATCTCCTGGCAATATAGATAAGCTACGGCGAATTTTGCCGGAAAGGTAGTACCATGAGAGAGTATAAACGTTTAACAATTCTACCAGAAGTATTTCAGAGAAACTGGATGGCCCGCCTTGAACCTGCTGACCCTAATCCCAACGGTGCATTTCGGCTGGTCGAGTGTGTACCAATTACCGGGTCAGGCGACCTGAGATTAGTTGTGATGGTCGTTGATGAGGACGGATTCCCAATTCCAAACGTGCAGGTAGCATTTAGCTATGACACGGCTCAGCAATTTACTGTGTCAGAAGATTTCACCTGGAGTCCACCGAGCTACCTGGCGGATGTATTTCCAACGAAAGGTTCCGGCGAAATAGAACACATCGCCGGTTCAACGGTTAAAAAGGGGCAGCCGGGCGGCGTCACCGTATTTATTTTAGAGAGAAACTATTCCAGCGATTATGTGACCGGCGCTGGCGTTTTATCCAACCATACCGGGATGAGAATGACATTTCAACTACAGAGACCCGGTGTAGTAACTATCGTTGATAGGCTACACAATCTCGAACAACGATTGACGGTTTTGGAAGATGCGCGATCTTAACAGTTGCCGGGGCATAATGCTGGCCTTGTTTTACACTATAATTTTCTGGCTGTTTGTGGCTTTAGTGTATCTGGTTGGTTGGCCTGTCGTCCTGGCGGGTCTGGTTGCGGGTTTATTAGTTGTCTGGTTCAGCTATTTGTTGACGCTGAGACGTACACGGATTTGGAAATGATGGTGATCGCATATTACCTGATCTTGCACCTGACGTTTCAGTGGCAGCGTCCTGGAGTTACATCTTTGCACGAACGTTTGACGGCTATCGAAGAAAGTCTTGGGAGACCGGAGACGAGAGATTGACGAATATGGCAATATCGGCCTGTTGATTATTGCGGCAACTGGCGCTTTGTGGGCGACCTTTAAAGTTGTCATTCCCGAGTTCTTTCGCTGGTGGACAGCCTATAGAGTGGACCAAGAGGAACACCGGCAATTATTGGAACAGTCCGACCATAAATTAACAGGGATGGAGCGACTAAGCGAAATCAACCGGCTGGCCTACCTGGAGGACCAACTGACGATGATTGCTTCTGAGAGCCAGTCTCAACTGGACCGGTCTAATGAATTTGGCCGTAGCGTCGTTCAGGCTGAGTTGACCGAGCTACGTTCAATCCTGACCGACGTAAATAGTAAGTTATCATTGCTTATCAGGATAGTTGAAGAGGTTTATGATAGAAGCGCTGTTAAGGAATAAAACATTCCTGATTATACTGGCCGAACCTCTGGCCGAACTAATACGAAATGAGATTTACAAAATTGTTCATATTCGTTGAGCATCCCTGGATGCTATACTTGATTTCGGCCAACAACATATATCATGCCCTGTTCTGGTCATTTTTGGCCTGTATAATGACGATTAGTCTTTTTAATGGTGAGAACGGGATTACGCGCAATCTGGCTATCGTTTTCGCGGTATTTGCCCTGGATAAAGTTGTTGGCCTGATGTTTGTAATAAAGGTGGTAGATAGTGAAATATTGCTGATATGGGGTGTGGTCCAGACTACGTTGCTGTCGGTTTTTATGTCTTTGGTTATAATACAGTATATTAAAACGGCTTTCCCTGTTATCAAAAAGAAAATAAAGGACAGTTATGGCGACTCTCTCTGACAGATTCAAGCCCGGTTTTCTAAAAGTTCGGGACATCGTTAAGGCGGCTCAGAGCAGGCAACCTTTGGAGGACGCTCTGGTAAAAAACTTACGAGAGCTAAAAGCACATGCTGACGAGATAATACTTGCCATTCATGAGTCCAATGCGGCCCTGGGTCATTTGCGGGAAATATCGGTATCTGAATTGGACGCGGCTTTCAATGTCGCTCAAATAGCAACGGTGGCCGTCAATATGGATGAAATTTACCGATTGGACAAGAGCGAGATGGAGAAGCACATCCTGTTAGCCAATGAACCTGTATTGGCTTACGGCCTGTCGCTAATGCTGGAAAAAATCAGCACAGAGGAACTAGGGCGACTGTTGGCCCAGGCTTCACCCGATGTTCTGGGCAAATTGTATCAGGCGGTGGATGAGGCATGGGAGCAGGGCCAGGATGAGTCATAGCAATATTTTTATTATTGTTTCGCTGATGGTGTTAATCATGAGCATTTGTACGTTTATTATTTTTGTAATCGCCTTTTTGATTTAAGGAAATTTCTATCGTTATTAGTGCTGTTATAAGGATTAGATTATGGCCGGTGGTCCGATAAATCCAAACAATGCGTATCCTGTTCACTCAACCTGTTTTCCAGACCTAACGCCTACTCATCGAGAGCGAGTGTTAGCCGTTTCAGGAACGATAGACGGAACGGCTGATGTAGATTGGGAATTGACATTTGACATTCCCAATGTGCTGCCGAGTGGAACACCCACATTCAAACTCAGAAGTCAGGCAAATTCAACGTCGCAAGTTGTACGGGTCGAGATTAGTTGGGTAGCCGTTGCCCGGACTACGGCTTACGGCACGACCAAAACATCTGAGGGTGAGCAAAACATCACTTTGTCTGGCACAGCTAATACACCGGTTGAAACATCTATCACATTGGATGCAACAACTGTTCCGGCCGCAGGGCAGCGATTGGAAGTAAACATACGTTTTCACGGAACAGATGCAGCCTGGACAGCAAACGTTAAATCGCTCTATAAATTGTCTTTAGGTTATGTGTAAGGGAGTTATCAAATGGCACTGACCACAGAACAAAAACAAAAGGCGGCCACCGCTTTAGCGCAGATTATTTTCAACGATGGGGAGATTACCGCTCACTCGGATGGTGATGTTTGTATCAACGTTATCCAGAGCATCGAGACAGCGATGACAACAGTTATCTCAACTATTCCCGGCGGCTGGCAATCCAAAACTATTTTGCAGGCTATTGTTGATAATATGCCCGAACCTTTTCAGACGGCTTCGACGGCCCAGCAGAAGGCAGATGCTTTTAAGATTTGGGCTGACCTGAAAGCGGGTCGAATTATATAAATGGGCCGCTTGTTTGTACCTGCATCCAGTCAGTATCTTAATATAAACAGCGCGGTGATTACCAGCGGCTATCCCTGGACATTATCAGCTTGGTTTAATTCGGATGATGCTACACTGGCGCAGGTTATCTTGATGATTCTGTACGACCCGATTGCCACAGGGTTCTATCATCGTATATGGATGCACCTTGCGGGAAATGTGGCAGGCGACCCTCTCAGGGGAGGCGTTTCGCAAGCGGGTAGTCATTATGAGGTCACTACTACTACCGGCTGGACTGCCGGTGTGTGGAATCACGCCTGTTTTGTTGGCGCATCAGCTACCAGTCGCAGCATTTTTCTGAATGGCGGCGGCAAGGCAACGACTACGGTCAGCGCCACCCCCGGCACGATGGGTATAACTCATATTAGTGCGGATTGGAATTTAGGCAATAAATTTTCAGGGATGCTTGGCGAAATTGCAGTCTGGAGCGTTGCTCTGACTGATGAGGAAGTATCAGCATTAGCCGCCAAGGTTCCGGCGTCTGAAATCCGACCCGACAGCATTAAAGCCTATTGGCCTTTGTACGGTATACATTCGCCGGAAGTGGACCAAAAGGCCAACGTCTATCCAATGACTCTTAATGGTTCGCCTACTCGGAGTGACCACGCGCCGGTTATTTGGAGACCGGATTGGTTAACAAGTTTAGAAACACTAGAACCTGCGGGGGTGGGCATAGTCGGTCCATTGTTAGGCGGACGATTGGTAAAACGAGGCGTGTTGCAAGGCAGGCTAGTTAGATGACAATAAATCTGGGAATGGTCAGGCCAGGCTCGACAATCTACATACCATTTGATACCTTTGCCGGTTCAACGGGCGCAAGTATTACCATGTCCGATTTAGCCGTTGGTGATATTAAGATCTACAAAAATGGCAGCGTGACCGAAAGAGCATCTACGACTGGTTTTACCCTGTTAGATACGGATGGCATTGATTTTGACAGCTTGACAGGTATTCACGGTGTTTCGATTGACCTATCGAGCGATGCGACCAGCGGATTTTATACAGCCGGTGGCCGGTATTTTGTAGCCATTTCAACAATTACCGTTGACAGCCAGACTGTTTCATTTGTGGCGGCTACATTCCAGATTGGCTATCCTGATGCTTTAATCAATACGACAATAGCAACTCTCAGCACGCAGACCTCATTTACCCTGACAGCAGGCCCGGCAGAGGCCAGCGCCCTGATTGGTTGTCCGGTTGTCATCCACGATATTGCCAGTGCTGTACAGTTGGCCTATGGCATTATCACAGCGTACGCGGTGACAACCAAGACTGTGACATTGCTGACTGCGCCGACTTTCACAGTCGCAGCAGGCGACAACATTTCGGTATTTATGCCAGCCAATAGCCGTTGGATTGGCGCAGCGTTGCCTGCTAATGCCACAATTGGCACAGTATCCACATTAACCGGACATACGCCGCAGGCCGGCGATAGTTTTACCCGCATCGGGCCAACCGGAAGCGGGCTGACCTCGTTGGCCCAAGCTGCGGTTGCGACCGAAGCCCGGTTAGCCGAGTTGGACGCGGCCAATTTGCCTACCGATGTGGCAGCCGTCAAGACTGACACAGCAGCTATCCTGACCGACACCGGCACGACGCTTGACAATCACCTGACTGACATTAAAGGGACGGGGTTCGTTGCGGATACTCACAGTCTGACCAATATTGAAGGCTACGCCGACCTGATTGACGACGCCACAAGCGGTCTGGCTAAAATCGCAACGGATGTGGCGGCGACCCTGGTTGACACAAATAGCCTAAATGACACCAAGATTCCAGACACGATTAGCCTGGCCAATATCAAGACTCAGGCCGATACCGCCTTGACTGACTATGACCCACCTACCAGGGCTGAATTAACAACTGACACTAACAGTGTTCTGGCTATTTTACAAGGCTTGGTCCTGGTCAATGGCACGATTGGTTCAACCGGCAATGATACAACCCATCTACATCTTGACGGCCTGACATACGGCGATGACGAGATTAACGACCATTTACTTGTTATTTACGACAACAGCAATTCCGAGTATCACGCTCGTTGGATTAGTGACTGGGCCGATACCGGGGATTTGGCGACGGTGGCGACGCTGCCCTTTACCCCCGAGGACGCAGTGGATACCTACTGGCTGCTTCCGGTCAGGCAAGATGTGTCAGGCGGCAGTGGCCTGGACGCAGCAGGCGTCAGGGCTGCCGTTGGCCTGGCTGCGGCCAACCTCGATACACAGCTCGGAACGATAGATGCCAACGTTGATTTAGCTCTGGCCGACACCAATGAACTGCAAACGGATTGGGCTGATGCAGGACGACTGGACACTATCCTTGACAACAGAGCCAGTCAAGCCACAGCAGACGCTATCGAAACCGATACTCAGAATATTCAGACACGGTTGCCAGCCGCTCTTGTAGGCGGGGCAATGGATAGCGACGTATCCAATATGCAGGCCGGAACGATTACAGCGGCGGCGATTGCGACTGACGCCGTAGACGCTGACGCTCTGGCTGCCGATGCCGTAACCGAGATACAATCCGGCCTGGCAACGGTCGCCAATCAGACAGCTATCGAAGGCAAAATAGATGTGGTAGACGCCAATGTTGATACTTTACTTACTCGCATTACTGCTACTTTGTTCAGCGGCATTACTTCTATTGCTGGCTGGCTAAGGTTGCTGGCCCGCAAAGATGCTGCTGCTACAACGGACTGGGCCACTGAATTGACCGAGATAAATGTTGATGGCGGAAGCGGCGCAGGCGGCTTTGTGGCTACAACGGACAGCCAGGAAGGAATTAGGGACAATACGGCCTGGAATACGGCCACCGGCTTCTCGACTCATACGGCGGCCAACGTCAGAACCGAGATGGATGCTAATAGCACACAGTTGGCGGCTATCGTGGCCGATACCAACGAGTTGCAAACGGATTGGGTCAACGGTGGACGACTTGACCTGCTTATTGATGCAATCCTGGCCGACACCGGCACGGACGGCGTAGCTGTTTCCACAACCGTCCAGCAAGCCATTGCCGACGAAATACTCAAGCGGGGCATATCCAACGTAGAGGATACGGCGGACGCGACCAGCATAGCCGCCTTAGTCCTGGCCGCGTTCGAGTCGGCCATCAGCGGCATGACATGGACAATCTACAAGACTGACCACTCAACCACATTTGCTACCAAAACAGTTACGACCGACGCAACTGCTGACCCCATTGTGGAGGTTGACTGATGCGCGACATTGTGCGATGGGTTCTTCACTGGTTGTCGGCTTTACCAGAGGTAACATCTCACTTTCTGGAGGCAACGGTCTATAGTGGCAATATATCGGGAAAGGTCGAGAGCGGGAATACAACCGGCGAGGTATCCAGTGGCAATACCACCGGAAAGGTCAGAGGAGTCTAATGTCTCTACCCAGAGCAATCAAGGGGGCGCGAAATACGGGCTTGACCATAACCTGGCAACATCCTGATGGAACAGCCCACAATTTGACCGGCGCAACTCTGACCGGCGTGATTAAAAACGATGCCGGAACGTCCAGGGCCATTGACGGCACGTTGGCCCTATCCGACGCGGCTAACGGCGTCTTTACCTGGACTTATGGCGCAATTGATGTGGGAACCGCAGGTACATTCCTGGTCCAGTTCAAGGCTACTATCGGCGGACAGTATGACCTGACCTACTCTGAGAAGTGGGTGGTCGAGGCAGCCTTATGACATGCTTAAGATGCGGTAAATCGCTCAATCGGGGTAAGAAGTACTGTTCCCGCGATTGCTCAAACAAACACAAAGTCGAATTGCAAAATCAACAGATTTCGGTTCGCTCTCATGTCCCCCGCGAGCTGGAACAAGCTGTCAAGTCCTACCTGCCCGATGACCAGGCCAATCTAGTCCTGTCTGAGATGGCGATTGAGCTTGAGCAACGCCCCATCCAATTCCCCATTCGCCTCGAGCAATCCAGCCTGCGCGATATTGTGCTGTCAATGGAAGGCAGTCGGGACATGCGCCCCGGCTCTCGGCTGCGCTACGACATCATTGACCAGATGATACGCAGCGGGCCGGTGATGTTCGCCATCGAGATGAAGCGGGCGCAAGTAACTCGCGTCTTTAGCAAGGGTAGATACAAAGTAGTTTCACCTGACAAAGAGCTGGCCGAAGTCGCCACAGCCGCGCTGGACCTTATTTTGCCCAAGATGGCCAATGACTTTACTTGGTCAGCCTTTGCTTATGGCACATCATTCCAGGAAGAGGTCTGGGAATGGAAGAGCAAGTATCAACTGGGTCTGTCCAAATCCAAAGCCGCAAGCACAGAGTTCCTTGTCCCTAAAGTCCCGGCTTCGGTCAACCCCCGCAGCGTAGCCCATATTCGACGCGAGAAGGGCAGCCAGCGTTTTGATGGCTTTGCCCAACGTAGAAGTGATGGTATATTGCAGGACTTGATTAACGTAGATGCTCGTTCCGCGTTAGTTATTCCATTGAACGAACGCTTTGGTAATTTATGGGGCGAGAGCTTCCTTAAGACGCTCTACCTGTCCTGGCTATGGTACGAAATCGTCTTTAGAACAATGTTCCGATACATGGAACGAATGGCTATGCCGGTTACGGTAGGCCGCGCCCCAAGCCGGGCAACCGTAACCATCGAAGGCTCAACCACGCCGGTACGGGCTATGGATCTGGCCTTGACTCTGGCTGGAAATGTAGCCAAGTCCAACGCGGTCGCCATCCCCTCGGACCGAGACGAGCAGGGCAACTATTTGTGGGATTTGGGCTACCTGTCTGCCGATGGCGGTCGGGTAGATATGTTTTTATCGGTGCTGGAATTTTTGAGCAACGATATGATTAAGTCGGCCCTGTTTGGCGAAAACACCGTTACCCGGCCTTCGGGTGGGGTGGGTAGTTACAATCAAGCCCAGATACATGCCGAAGCCTCGGCCTGGACAACCGAGATGCTGGCTATTCTCTTTTTGCATTACATCAACCTGTACTTTATGCCCGACTTCTCGCTTTACAATCGCGGCGAGAATGGCCCGCCGATTTACATGGTCACACAAGCCATTGACCAACAAGAGCGAGAGATGTTGATGAAGATACTCAACACGGCGGGCAGCTCTGATGAAGGCAAAATCTTTTTTGAGATGCTGGATTGGCGCAGAATGGCCGAAACGGGTAATATTCCCGTTCTCAAAGAGAGCGAAGTCACCAAACGGCGGCAAGACCGCTTCGATGACAATATGGAACGGCAAAAGAAGCAGCAGGAAGTGATGAAAGAATTTGCTAAAGAGAACGAGCCGCCCCAGAACAATAACGGCCAACAGCCGCCAAGCAATCCGCAAGTTAAACAGGAAGATATTGACCGGCTGCCACTTATCTTAGGACCAAGCGAGTTAGAATATGTTGGATAAAAACCTATTTCATCCTGACCTGTTTCAATTTGTGCGTGGTATTCCGGTCAAAAAGACCGAGATAGAACGCATCGAGCAGGAAGTTGGGGCGGTCCTATTTGACGAAAGCAAATTTACACGTTATAGTGATAGGGTCAATTGCGCTAAAGTCATTTTTGAGCTGGACCGGATTTTAGCCACAGTCCGCAAAAAGCTGGACTCGCCGGATTACTGGGGCGAAGTTGACATCGGTAATCCAAGTTACATCTTTGTACCAGCCCGCTTTGAGGGCTTTAGCACGAAACCAACCCCGGACAAGCCAGTAGGCATTGTGGGTTGGTTCGCCGTCAAGCGGCATTTCAAGGGGGCAAAACTTGACAAGGCTGGCCGTACTCTCTGATAGTCCGGTTCTTCACACCGGCTTCGCCACCGTCATCCGGCCCATGCTGGATATCTGGCACGATTTAGGCTTTGAGATTTACGTCTATGGCTTTATGGATAGCCTGGGCGACCCCGAAGGTATCTTCCCTTATTCAATTCAACCCACCCCACCGATGGACGAACTAGGTCATCATACTTGCGGTTTTTTTTTGCGTAAGGTTAAACCGGATGTTATCTTTATCTTGACCGACCCTGGCAATATCGCCCCCTACGCAGGCCAGATGTACGACACGGGCATTGCCGATTGGAAAAGAGACGGCCAAGACTATCGTCCGCCTGTTGTGGTTTACACCCCCATCGAGAGCAGGCCTTCGCCGGTCTTGCATGGCGAAGGCCTGTATTTGGTTGAAGAGCTGGGCGGCAAGGTTGTCGTTTATTGTCAATCGGCTAAAGAGATGATTACCGACCAGTTTCCCGACTTGCGCCCGGACGTGGTTTTTCACGGACATGACCATGCGCCCTTTGCTCAGTTCAAGCCCGAAGAACGAAAGTTACTACGCCGTCTGGCTGGTCTGGACGATTATTTCATGGTGGGCAATGTGGGGGTCAACAAGCGCACCAAGGGTATCACCACCCTTATCTATGCCGCCGTCGAGCTACGCAAGATGAGGCTGGATGAAGGTATTAAATTCTATTGTCATACCAATCCCACCAAGTCCACAATGGACGGCTACCACCTACGCGACCTGACCAAGTACTATGGCGTAGCCGATATGTTTTTGTTCAAGCAGGAACTTCAATCGAGCTACTGGAAGGGCGTCCCCTATGACAACGGAACACTGCAACAGTGTCTCGAAATTGGCGACAAAGTACCTGAGACGCCCGAAGGCCGGGGTTATTTGTGGGGCCACTTTGATTTAATTTCCAAGTACAATTGCTTTGACCTGTACGCCGATTGCAGCCAGATAGAGGGCTGGGGACTGGGCATGGCCGAAGCAATGGCCTGCGGCGTACCTTGCTTGAGCGTTAACGATAACCATGTGCGGCAAGAGATACACAGCGCCGGCGCTTATATGATGCAGCCCAGTCCTTTTCGGATGTGGGACACCTGGCACACCGATATGCGACTGGTTCACATTGACCCATTGGTAGTAGCCGAACATATCCTGATGTTCAAAAATGACGCCGAATTACGCAAAGCCTATTCTAAAAAAGGCTATGACTTTGCCCACGAGTACAAGTGGGCTGACTCGGCTAACCAGATGGCAAAAATTATCAACGACACTTACGAAAGGCACTTGAAAATATGGCAAATGTCCTTGTAACCGGCGCGGCCGGATTTATTGCCCACTGGCTAGTTCGGGAATTACTCGAGAGCGGACATGGCGTTCTAGGCATCGATGACCTGTCCGGTGGCAAACACAACGCCGAATCCGTAGCAGAGCAGTGCCGCTTCTTTGACCTGCGCGATGCGGACAAGGCCGGACAGGTCATCGCCAGTTTCAAGCCCGATTATCTCTTTCACCTGGCGGCCAACGCCAGAGAAGGCGCATCCTTCTATCAGCCGCGCAGTATCGTTACTCGCAACCTGCAAGCCTATATCAATGTCCTCGTCCCGGCTATCAAGCACGGTCTTAAACGGGTAATTCTATTCTCGTCTATCTCGGTCTATGGCAAGCAGCCTGTTCCCTTTTCGGAAACAATACTACGCAAGCCGGTTGACCCCTACGGCCTGATGAAATCCACTATGGAACAGATGACCGAGATGCTGGCCGCCTGCCATGATTTCGAGTACATTATTCTCAGGCCGCACAACGTTTTTGGGCCAGGTCAGTGTCTATCCGACATTCACCGCAACGTCTTTGCGATTTGGATGAACCGCATTATGCGCGACGAACCGTTGCAAATCTATGGCGACGGTCAGCAGAAGCGGGCCTTTAGCTACATCGAGGACAGTCTGCCTTCTTACATGAGGGCCATGACCTGTAAACCGGACAAGATTTACAATATTGGCAGCGATATTCCCATACCAATTATTGACGCGGCTCACATGGTTACTTTGGTAATGGGCAAAGACCCTGACAAGTACCCCATCGAACATCTGCCTGGTCGTCACAAGGAAGTCGAGGTCGCCTATTCATCTATTGCCAAAGCGCAGGTACAACTTGGCTTGAAGCGACCGAGCAAGGATAGCTTCAAGACTGGCCTGGAGAAGATGGCAACTTGGGCTAAAGAGCAGGGGCCGCAGGACTGGGCTACGACTGACAAGCTGGAAATAACGAATGAAAAAACACCGGAGAACTGGCTATGAAATCAATGGTTGTCGTAATTCCAATCATGGGCCGCTTGAACGACCTAAAGCCTTTTTGGGGACTGTTGCTCAACAACACCCTGCATGCTGACCTGTTTATCGTCTCGAATACCCCGCCTGACGTTCGAGAACAAGAGCAGGAAGAGCTGTTCTTCGCCAAGTATATTAAACCCCATTGGCAGGGAGATGTTCACTACTATCCGCAGGCTGATAACATCGGCGTCATCGAAGCCATGCAGCTTGGGTACGAAAAAACCGACCACGAAATAGTTGCATATTTACATAATGACCTGTATATTTACGAGGAAGGTTGGGACACTGACGTTATCTATCAGTTCGAGACGCTAGATCAGCCGGGGCTGATCGGTTTCTTCGGCGGCGAAGGTATTCATTCCAATTCGGGCCGAAATGATGTCTGGTCTAACATGCTCGAAGCCGAGATACACGGCGGCCGCTTCGGTGCTTATGGCGAAGCCAAGGAAGTAGCCGTTCTGGATGGCATGGCCATGATAGCATCGCGTGAGATGCTGGATGTGCGCGATGGCTTGGATACTGACTTCAAAATCCATCACTTCTATGACCTGGATTTGTCGCTGGAGAGTCTGGACAGGGGGTACAAGAACTACATTATCCCCATCGCTATCCATCACCACAGCGGCCAGACGGCTAATTACCCGGACTTTAACAGGTGGGCCAACAGGTACATGGATATGGATGACCAACCTAACGATGGTCAAAACGCGATTTACTTAGCAAACAGGATGCGCTGGGTCAGAAAGTGGGTGGATAAATTGCCCTACCACGTATCGCAAGGCAAGTTTGGGGGCTAAGGATGGCTATGATTTTTGAAGGTTATCATTCACAAGTTCAACGACTATGACCGGCGACGGTCAATTACCTTGGTTCCCCTGGGCGACATTCACATCGGGGCCGATGCTTGTAACGAAGGTCGGCTCAAGAACGTTATCAAAAGAATAGAAGATGACCCCAACTGCTTCTGGATTGGAATGGGAGACTATGCGGATTTTATTCAGCGCAGCGACCCCCGCTTCAACGTTGGCGGCCTGGCCGACTGGATACAGATGGCCGACCTGGTTGACCTGTCCAGGGCGCAGCGTGACCGCTTTTTGGGCTTTATCAAGCCCATTGCCCATAAGTGTCTGGCTTTTTTGCAGGGCAATCATGAAACGTCCATTACCAGGCACTACGAGCGCAATGTCTACTACGAGATGACCATGGCCATCAGAGAGATGGGCGACCTGGACGACATTGCCCTTGATTACAACGGCTGGCTGGCTCTTAAGTTTTACGCAGGCAAAAAAGAGTCCAATACCGTCAGAATTTATCTGCATCACGGCTTTGTTGGCGGCAAGCTGGCTGGGGCCAAAGCCCTGAATATGCAGCGTATGTTGTGGGTCTTTGACGCCGATTTAATTCTAATGGGCCACTCGCACAATGTTGACATCTCGGCCCAGCAGGTGACAGGACTGAGCGATTATGGTAAAATTGTTGAAAAGCGACGAATTGGTGCCTATACCGGCACATTCCTATCGTCCTTCTCAGAAAGCGGCTCAACCTATGCCGAAGTTAAGGGCTACTTTCCACAACCTAACAGTGGAATTGAAGTCCAGATTGTCAGGCCCTTATCCCATGACTCAAGAATCGAAGTCACCAGTAGTATCTAAATACCCCACGCCCGCACCCCCTGTTAGAATATTGCAAGACCCGGATGAAATTAGGGAACTTTTGACGATATTTAGAGCCATTAAGCCCATTCACATCCTTGAAATAGGTTCGTTTGCCGGGGGAACGTTGTGGTATTGGCTTTACTTCTCGCGCATATCCAGAGTCATGTCGCTGGATATGGTTATGACCGACGGGCAAAGCAGCAGCCAATTATCAGGTATGGCCAAGTGGCCCGATTGGGCGGCCAATTCCGGTAATGAGCTTATCACCTACCAGGGCGATTCAACCAGCAAAGAGGCCCTGCAATTTGTTAACGAATGGTTTCCTGATGGAATTGATTTTATCTTTCTGGACGGCGGCCACGACTCCCAAACCGTGAGTAAGGATATTACCAACTACTACCCCCTGGTTAAGCCGGGCGGCGTCTTTGCCATGCACGATATTGCGGTGCCAGAACAGAACAGCGAAGGCATCGCCTGTCGCCAGGCTTGGCGCAGTATTCGCGGTTGGGGGAGAGACAGTTTAGAAATAATTCATGGCGAGGGCGTCAGCAATGGCATTGGTCATGGAATAGGAGTGATTTATGTATAGCAGGCGAAGTTTTCTAAAAAAGATTAGTCAAACCCTGACTGCTTTGGCCAGTCTTAGCCTTATGTCAACGGAGTCTAAATTTAGACTCGACAAAGAAACACCCATCCCGGATTTAGCCAAGGGTAGTCCCCGTTCCTGGTCAACGCCCTTTGGTTGCAACGCTGCTTCTATCTGGCCTGATGACAGGCCCGGGGATATTGAAGCTGTTCATAGAATGTGGCTTGCCAAATATGGCGCCGACCTCGAGCTAAGCCCAAGGCAACGCAAATTAGTTGACGAAGCCTCGGCTAAAGTCGCTCAACGCCTACTCACAGATATATTTCGCTCATGACAAGCATCGCCCAAAAGACCATCGGCCAGCTTATAGACGAACTGGTAACAACCAACGTCAAAGTTTATCACCTAATCGACGCCGAGATTGAAGCTCAGGAAGCCAATGATTACGAAGAGGCAGGCAGGCTTGGCGAGAAAGTTATCAAACTAAACAAATCTCGCAATCAACTGATCGCAGCAATTGACGAATATTTCGGGCAATCAGATGCCCAACAGGTTAAACTTTATGGCAAGTTATCTTAGGTGTTTCTGGTCTATCTGGGTACATAAATGGTGGGTGGCTGTTGCTGCCTGGCGGCTAGGCGGTATCCCCTGGCATCGCATCTTATTCCACGATTTCAGCAAGTTTCATCCCAAAGAATTCTTTGGGTATGCTAATAATTTTTTTGGCGACAGAAGTCAAAAGTTTCTCTGGAAGCTGGCCTGGCTACATCACCAGAATCACAATGACCACCATTGGGGCTATTGGGTCAACCGGGGTTATTATGAAGTAAACGAACTGATTGATATGCCCGAAGTCTCTATTCGGGAAATGGTTGCCGATTGGCAAGCGGCCCAGCGTACCTATACCGGTCATTGGGATAGTCAGGAGTGGCTAGAGAAGAACCTGGATAACATTCCCTTATCAGTCCCCACCCGAATTACCCTCGAGCGCATTTTAGTCAACGAATTGGGCTACAGGATATGATTTGCTTAACACACCCTGGCAAGATGGGCGACCTGCTTTTTAGTCTGGCAACCGCCCGCGCCTTGTGCCAGAAGTTTGATTGCCAGGCCGACTTTGCGACCAGTGAGTATTGTCGCCCATTGATACCCCTTCTTGAATATCAGCCTTACATCAACAAAGTCTTTGTGCCAGACAAGTATGTGATTGACAACTTCGGGCAAGGCGTTCAGCCCTGGCGCATGCCGGTCTACGAAGGCGACGAGTACGAGCATGTATTCCACCTGGGTATTAGTCGTTGGCCTGACCGCAACATGGTTGATTTCTATGGCTTGCAGGCTGGCATCGAGCCGCAAGAGTACGTCATTGACGTACCACCCAGACCCAGCGATGACTTCTTCGATGACAAAGGCATTACCGTCGAGACGTTTTTGCAAGGTTACGCCCTTATCTCTTGTTCGCCCATCCTCTCTACAGACTGGTACTGCCGGATTATCGAAGTTATCTCTGAGTTCAAGCCGGTTGTTCAATTGGGCGGTCCGGGCGAACGATTATTGCCGGGCGTGGTCAATACCAAGTACGTTAATTTACTTGATACAGCCGCTTTGATGAGATGGGCCAATCTTTATACCGGCTGCACCGGCCCCTCGACCTGCATGTCCATGGCCTTCCCTAATTTGAAGTCGGTTATTTGCCTGCCCGAAGCCGGAATGGACCATCGTCACAATGTCCGGCGTGACCATGTAACCTACGTTATCGGACAAGGCCTGGAAGATTGGATAAAAGCTATCCGATGATAACCAAAGACAGCACCCACAACCTACTGGTGGATTGCCTGCTTAAGATGGGTAAATCTTTTGAAGTTGCCCAAAATAACTCAGTGGTGATGGCCAGCCTTCTGGCCCTCATTGAAGAAGAACTAAAGGCCAGGCACGGCATGGTCTGCACCTTGAAATACGCCATGCGCGACTGGCGAACATTGAATAATCACATCTGGTATAGTTTGCCGCGCAAAGTTATTGTCACCGACCTGGATGAGACATTGTGGAGAGGCGTCTTGACCGAAGGAGATGTGATTAAGCCTGATTTACCTTATCAGGACTGGTTGCTGGAGCAGTATCGCAATGGCGTTCTACTGGCTATTTCAAGTCACAACGACCTGGACGTTATCAAGCCTCGCTTTGAGGCTTACAGTCCTCGCCTGGATTGGGATTACTTTACGGTTGTTAAGATTGACCACAGCCCAAAGCAAGGTCATATCTATGACATCTGCCAAGAGCTAAACATGTCCCCGTCCGCCGTTGTTTTTATTGATGACCAATCCTACAATCTCAGGTCGGTTAAAGCGGCCTGGCCGGAAGTTTTGACCGTTTATCCAAGTCAGTATCCCCTGCTCAATTGTTTTACAGAGGATGGCACTGATGAAGATATTAAAAGAAGCGACATGTATCAAGCCGAAGAATTACGCCAAGAGCTAATGACCGCCGATAATTGGAAAAGAGAGCTTGAGCTTAAGGTGTCCATCGAGCCATTGCTACCGCGCAGTAAGGAATCCGAGCGAGCCTTGCAGCTACTCAACAAGGCTAATCAGATGAACTTGTCTACCAAGCGTCGTAATAAGGTCGAGATGTATAACGATCTGGTAAGTTTTAATTACGATTGGTGGATTGTCCGGGCCGAGGACAAGTTTGGGGACTACGGCATTATCGGGGTTATCTCAGTAGCCGTGCATAAGGTAATGGACTTTGTGCTAAGTTGCCGGGCTATGGGACGAGGCATCGAGGACGTGATGGCTCGCCATGCGATTACGAACTGTTGGGGCAACCCTGTTTTTATGTGCTATCCGACCGAGTTAAATAGGCCCATGCAAGAATTTGCGGACAGGGTAGCCAGATATGGTATTCCAGAGATACCGGATTGGATTGAATATGCCGCTTAGGACTGGAGCATTTCCTTTTCTACCAGGGGATATCCCTCTTGTCCTTATTGGCGGCGGGGGGTTGGCCAGAGAAGTAATGTCCTATCTCATTGATGAGGGCATTGCGGTTATGGGGTACTGCGACATAGAAGAGAAGCATCTGGACATACCCTGGCTAGGGCCGGAAGAGTCCTTGTTTTCGCCTGGTGCCTACAACTATCTAATTTGCGTAGGCGATATTGCCACCAGAGAGAAGATATATCAGAGTTTTATAAGTCCTCATGAGGTTATGCCACTGGCATTTCATCATGCGTCTGCTTACGTTTCTAAGACGGCCCGGTTGGGTTATGGCTGCATTGTCGGGCCAAACGCCACAGTTGCGGGCAACGCCCGGCTTGGTTTTGGCAACTTAATCAACTTCGGGGCGGGCCTCGGCCATGATGTGAAAATGGGTAGCAACAGCATCATTGCCCCCGGCGCACAGATACTTGGCGGCGTCACAATGGGCGACAATAACTACATTGGGGCAAACGCTGTTGTCTTGCCTGGTTCGGTGATAGGTAGTGATTGCATTGTTTCAGCCGGACAAATCGCCAACGATATGACAGATAAAAAGATGCTTACCCTGCAGGGGGGAATGAGGAGTATCGAATGAAGATTAGTATCGTCACCATCGCTTACAATCTACCCGATAGTACCCGTAAGTTGTTCCAGACCGCCATGCTGGACAGCGACAAGCACGACATTGACTTCTGGCTATATCTTCACTCGTCTCATGAAGCGACTGTCGAGGCCTGCGAAGAGATGTCGGCCACCTACCCGACCAGTTACTTCCCTTACGGTACTAATCGCGGCTTGTCAACCAGTTGGAACGAGGGCATCCACGATGCTTACGAAGCCGGGGCTGACGTAGTAATCGTATCTAATGATGACATCTTCTTTCGGGCCGGAGACATAGACAAGATAGCCCGTAAGTCCTACGCCAATCGAGATAACTATGTTGTCTCTTGCGCCGGGTATCATTTGGGTTTTGATGGCCGTTGGCAAGCAACGCACGGCTATAGTTGCTTTGCCATTAACCCGATTAGTCTGGAGATTGTGGGCTGTTTTGATGAAAATATTTTTCCGATATATATGGAAGATTGCGAACATCATTATCGGGCGACCATCTTGGGCCTGGTTGAAGAGAACTGCGCCGACACCCACGTAACCCATGCCGGAAGCAGCGCCATCAATAAGGATGACAGATTGGCTATCCAGAATCTTATTACTCAACCCAAAAACGGAATCTACTACCGCTCCAAATGGGGCGGCATCAATGGCTACGAGATTTACAAGCACCCCTTTGATAATCCTGGTTTTTCGCCGTATATACCCTACGAGCGTCGCCATGCGCCTTATGGCCCCGGCTATGACCGAACCGACCAATATATCGTGAGCATCTAATGAACTTCAAGCACAGAAAAGGCACGTCCGATTGGGGCGTCATCCAAAACACCTATCTCAACAATGACTATCGCTTGCCAAACAAGTTTCCTGTCCGGGCTATCGTCATTGACGTGGGGGCGCACATTGGTACGTTTGCCGTAGCTTGCGCCGAACGCGGGGCCAGTAAGGTTATCAGCTTTGAGCCTGACCTGGAAAACTTCTATTACCTGGAAGAAAACACAGGTCAATATCGCAACATCGTTTTGTGTCATCACAACGCAGTTTGGTCACGTTCGACAAGAATGATGACGGCCAATGGCTATCCCGTTGAGCCATCGGGCGAAGTCAACTGCGGCGGATTCTCGCTTGTTACCCATGAGCCGGTTGAGGATACAAGGGATATAAGCGCATTGGCTATTGACACTATCCTGGATAACTTCGATGAAGTTCATACCCTTAAACTGGATTGCGAGTCGTCAGAGTGGCCTATTCTCTACGCCAGCAAGCAACTCTACAAAGTCCAGAACATTATCGGTGAATTTCATGAGCCGCCCGCAGGGATGGATTATATTGATGATTTCTTCCATCCCTTTCATGAGTACAATATCGAGTACTTAGTTGAGTATCTAAAAGACCAGTCATTTCAGACCGAGTGGTACAGGCACGGTAAAAGTAATTTAGGTATGTTTTTTGCGAGGCAAACATGAAAGAAACACCCATTTATAACTGTCCGTTATGTGATGGCGAATTTATGGCTAAGGAACGAGTTGATAACTGCTGTCCCCACTGCGGCATAGAACTGAAACATGAACGAATTAACATTCGCCTGGGCGATAAAAAGAAACTTGGCTACAGATACGTCCTGGCCAGGCCTAACAGCGAGTCATCTCGGAATATTATTGCCAGCCGCCAGCCGCCAGCCGTAGAAGAATCTGAGTCCGAAGAAGGCGAAATGATTAGCAAGGTTGGCGAATGGCCCAAGATTTATCTGGTTAAACAAGGCGAACAGGTTGAACCAGGCAAGATGCAGGGTGGCGAGTATTTGCTTATCTTTGGCGAAGAGGTCCATATCGGTTGGATTTATTGCCCTAAGTGCCTACACAAGCTATTTCAAAACATGGCTGTGACCACCCGTATTGACCAAGAGCAGCACTGTCGGCGGTGCAAGGCGCTGGTCAGAGTGCGCTGTAATCCCGACCCGCGCCAGCACCGGATTGTTTATACTTGACATATTATATTTTTCCTGCTAACATAGTAGGAACTACATTGAACTTCTCAGAAAGTCCGTAGAATAAAGAACTGCGGGCTTTTTTGTTTTCCCCGCGCAAAAACCAAGAATGTCCAAACTAAATAAGCTGACCGAGGAAATCTTAACGTCCTGGGAAGGCAACCCACCACAACTAAAGAGGGGGCAGACTCTTGAACGAGCCGCTCGCTCTTTTGCTTTGCTTAGACTCCAGGTCGAAGAAAGTAATGAAGATGACGAGAATGAGTTTGAAGGCTTCGGCCCGACGCTCATTGCCGCCGCCGTGACCTCTAAGCCGCATTTAAGACAGCGCGGCCACGAAATCAAGATGGTCGAAATAGACGGCAAGCCCATTGTCGAGATACCCCTTATTCGCAAGGGCGTCTACTCTCACCCTTGGGTGGGC